TCTTCCTGATACGTAAATAATGATTTGGTGGCCCTTGCTGGACTTGAACCAGCGACCAAGCGATTATGAGTTCCTACCTGAACAACCGAAAATCAATAGTTTGCTTTATTTATCATTGACATAAATGGCCAGCGTTTGCCAGTGATTAGACATTATCAGCCATTTCTACCGCCACTTTATCGCCACTTATCATATTGCCTTTAAACGGCAACCTAGCCTTTATAGCGTGACTAACACTTGCCTGATATCAAAAATGATAACATGCAAGTTAGTTAATCTTGAATGCATAAACCGCATAAGCTAGGTGGAATCACGATGGGTGAAAAAAATACCAAAAATCAGAGTGTTGAAGATGAGTATGCTGCATTTTTTGAACGCTTCAATCATAGACATGATGCACCATTAGTCAAAGAGATAAAAACAGCATACCGTTGGTTTATTGATGTAATGGGTGAAGATAAATGGGTTGAGCGTCGTGGGGCGGTTTTGGCTTACTTCCGCGAAATGTCGGAGCGCCTTTTCACAGGAAAATCTGACGTTTCTTTCCATGAGAAAGATGCACGCCTGGCATTCTATGATGACTGGATTGCATGGTATTTGTACTTAGTTGAATCTTTGGCTGATCGCCCAACAGTAGATGAGCCAGCTCAGTCGTCAAGAATTTGGCATTTTTTCGCAGTTATCGGTGAACATAGCGAAAAGTTGAAGCAGGTCAAAGGTATTGAATCCAAATTAAATGACTTGCTTGTTAAGACAATCAACCAGCCTGATTCCATTTTGTTTGAGTTGGTTGTGGCTATCTGCTATTTGAAAAATGGCTGGGAAGTTGAGTTCATTCCAGAAACAGGAGCTCATAAAACACCAGACCTCAAAGTTGTTAAAGGCACTGATATTTTTTATGTTGAGTGCAAGCGATTAGCAAAGGTGACTCAGTACTCAGAAGAAGAAAGGGCGGAGTGGTTGAAGCGGTGGGAAATGGCTCGACCATTGATTACTCGATACCATAAGCCAGTTTTTTTTGATGTGATTTTCAAAACTGAAATAGTAAAAACGCGTATCGATGTGTTTCTCGGTGCTGTAGCAAAAATTTACGGCTCTGATCATCTTGTGAAAGGTAAGATTGCAGTATGTGAGAGCGATGATATTTTGGTTCAGGCTAACTTAATTGATATGGAACGGGTGGATAACCACTTAAGAAAGTGGCATGTGAAATATCCTTCTCCTCAATTAAATTCCTTATTAGATGACCAGTATGACCCGTTTGGAAGTTATACAATGGTTTGCAACGCAAAGTTATGCACTTTTAGCAATGATGAACTTAGTACAATAAATGTATTCATTGATGAGATAGAAATGCCTTTCTGCGCAAAATGGATTTGTCTCGCTGATGAGTCTGTCGATAAAAAGGCAAAAGATATAAAAAGGGTACTTGTTCAGGCTGTAAAGCAGGCTCCGATTGGAGAATCAACAATAATTCATATTGGATATGAAACCTTGCATGGCCCTCAGATCGAATTTGCACGTGATATGAAAATTTGCGAATTGATTTCTGATTTTGACTTTATGGGTAAAGATATAGCTGCAATCTACTGTCATTCTTTCCAGCCGCGCCTGCTTGCAGATGAGAATTGGGACTTTGCCGAAACGGTAAGATACTTTAGCCAGAGTCGAAATGCCGAGACAATTCTTGAGCAAAAACTGCTTACTGATGTTGAAGGAACGATCCAATCTGACGATACGCATTGGGCTCAAGATTTAAGAGAGATGCTCGGCAAATGACTTAATGGGGCTAATCTCTGTTGTTGTTCAGTGGGTTTAGCCTTACTGCATCCTCCAGATGGTCTGGGGCGAAATGTGCGTAACGCATTGTCATTTTGATGTCGGTATGACCGAGCACGCGCTGCAAGACCAGAATATTACCACCATTCATCATAAAGTGACTGGCGAAGGTGTGGCGTAAAACATGGGTAAGTTGCCCTGCCGGTAATTCGATGCCTGTTCTTTCCAGCGCAGACCGGAACGCGCCATAACAATCACTAAACAACCTGCCTTTTTTATCATCAGGCAGAGAATCATAGAGCTCTTTGCTAATTGGAACGGTGCGGTTTTTTCTGCCTTTCGTGTTGGTGTATGTGATTTTGTATTTCGCAAGCTGGCTTTTTCTCAGGTTCTCGGCCTCAGACCACCGTGCGCCAGTGGCGAGACAAATTCTTACCACAGTTTCTAAATCAGGGTGGTCATGCCGTTTACACTCTCCGAGCAGTAGCGAAATCTGGTCGTGAGTCAGCCAGGCCATTTCCATTTCTTCTGTGCGGAATGGGCGCATGTTTTTCAGTGGGTTTTCACCCTTCCATTCTCCGAGGCGGTTTAGCTCATTGAACACAGCCCGGAAGTAGGCCAGCTCAAGATTAAGCGTGCGAGGCGATACCTCTTTCACTCTGTTTGAACGGGCGTACTCGCCTTTTAACCGTTTTTCTCGGTAGCGGGAAAACATCTGCGCATCGAAATCGCGTGTAAGTGGTTCGCCCATACACTCAAAAGCATGGTGCATGGCTAGCTGGCGTTTCAAGCCGTCTTTCAGTGTAATGCCATGAGCGCTATACCATGAATCAACCAACTCTTTTAACGTGCGCCTGTCTTCCTTTTCTTCCTGCCACGGGTTTTGAACGGTGTACTGCTCAAACGCCAGCGCCTCGCCTTTAGTAGCGAATTTCTTTCTGATACGTTTGCCTTTTGCACCGTTTGGGTAGAGCTCACAAATCCAACCGCCAGCCGGATTTTTACGGACAGTCATCAATTAACCTCGCTGTATACACCCACTACACGGCCAATCGTTTTTATCTCATCTATCCCGCACTCAAACGGTACTTTGCCGCCAGCAACGTGTAACTTTTTACCGGGTAGGAGCGTCAATTCTCTGATGCTGGTAGCCCCCTCAATATCAACCAACCAAAGGCCATCAGAAAGTGAGGCATCTTGTTCTATAAAGTGCAGCTTTCCATCGGCGCGAACAGCAATACCTTTTGACATTTGCTTACTAAAGAAACCAGCATCAATACTCAATGGTGAATTTTCTTCGAGCTTTCCATCACTAAGAGTGAAGGCGTCTATCGTTTTCGGATCCGTTGGAGACTGTTTGCCGTCATATTGAGAGCCTTGCCCCGTAAGAAGCCATAGTAGGCTTGCCCCGGTTTCTAATGCGCACTGTACGGCGAAATCATAAGAAACAGTGCCTCGCGTGTAGCGGTTTTGTAGGGAACTGGCGGCAATATTGAAATGCCGGGCTAGCTGGATTTTTTGAGTAAAACCATATACTTGACAGATTCTATCCAGTAACTCGTCGTTATTCACCTGAGTATCAAGTATCAAAATTTATTCCTTTGGGTATTTACTAATACTCAATCGAGTATTAGTATCGTTGCTAATTCGGGCAATCAGTGGCAGAAGTTGGCAAACAGAGGCCATTGATTACAAACATTGTCAAAATGGGAATCATGCAACATGGCTTCTGAAATCGCAATCATCAAAGTGCCTGCACCTATCGTTACTCTGCAACAATTTGCAGAGCTTGAGGGTGTTTCTGAACGCACCGCTTACCGCTGGACAACCGGCGACAACCCTTGTGTACCAATTGAACCCCGCACCATACGTAAAGGCTGCAAGAAAGCAGGCGGCCCAATTCGTATTTATTACGCCCGCTGGAAAGAAGAGCAGTTGCGTAAGGCGTTGGGTCATTCCCGTTTTCAACTCGTCATCGGCGCTTAATTCACTTTATGTGAATTGTAAGGATGCAACATGTTTGATTTTCAGATTTCCAAACATCCCCACTATGACGAAGCGTGCCGGGCTTTTGCGCAGCGTCACAATATGGCGAAGCTGGCCGAGCGCGCGGGTATGAATGTTCAGACGTTACGCAACAAGCTCAACCCGGAACAGCCTCACCAGTTTACGCCGCCTGAATTGTGGCTACTGACTGACCTGACAGAAGACTCAACCCTCGTTGATGGTTTTCTTGCGCAGATTCATTGCCTGCCATGCGTACCGGTTAATGAGTTGGCTAAAGACAAATTGCAGTCTTATGTCATGCGCGCAATGCGTGAACTCGGCGAACTGGCGAGCGGTGCGGTATCTGATGAGCGTCTGACCACTGCCCGTAAGCACAACATGATTGAAAGCGTTAACTCTGGTATTCGCATGTTGTCATTGTCGGCTCTGGCGCTGCATGCGCGTCTGCAGACTAATCCTGCTATGTCTAGCGTGGTCGATACCATGAGCGGTATTGGCGCATCGTTTGGTCTGATTTGAGGTACGTATGCTGAAAAGTGAACCGTCATTCGCGTCTCTGCTTGTTAAGCAAAGCCCTGGCATGCATTACGGCCACGGCTGGATCGCAGGTAAGAACGGCAAGCGCTGGCATCCAAGTAGCTCACAGTCCGAATTATTAAAAGGACTGAAAACAAAGTCGCCAAAATCGTCAGGTTTTTTAATTATTCGTATTGTCCACTTTGTTATTAAAGGGGTGAAACATGTCACGCGATGAATTAAGGATTGTTTTAGGTGCAATGATTCCAAATATGGATGAAGGTTTTGAAATTAAAACCCGTGACGGCGCGATACTTCGCGTTGACCCTGAGTGGGATTGCTGCAAAGAATTTAAAGATGGATTAAAGGCCGAAATCATCAAACAGTTAAAAAGCAAACCTGCTGTTGTATTTGGATATAGTTAATTAATTAAACGTAATTACTTGGCGTAAACCCGCCGGGCTTCTTATTGCCCGAAATCAGGAGAGTTAATTATGCGTAATACCGAGTCCCGTAGTTTAAAGGCTGATGCCGAAGCGCTGGCCGTATTGCTGACCGATGCAAAAAAAGAGGAGCGTAAAGACCGTGCTCTCGCCGTTTCAATCCGTCTTGAGGCGCTGGCTATCCATATCACCAAAGAGGGGATGAGCGGTACCGAAGCGGCCGAACTACTGCGCCGTGAAGCCATCCGCTTTGAGAATGAATCACAGGAGCTGCACTAATGGCCGACGCAATGGATTTTGCACAACAACGTGAGCAGGAAGACCGCGAACGGCATATCAGTAATGCTCGCAATAAAAAAACGGGTATTTCTCGGCTTCACTGTATTGATTGCGATCTGCCAATCCCGTCAGCCCGTCGCCGCGCAATTCCAGGTGTGCAGTGCTGTGTCACATGTCAAGAGATTGCCGAACTGAAAGGCAAACATTACATCGGAGGTTCAGTATGAGAACTATTCATTGTTTAAAGATAACTACTGAACATTTCGAAGCAGTATGCGATGGAACAAAAAAAGCAGAACTGCGAGTAGATGACCGTAATTTCCGTTGTGGTGATTACCTTTTATTGAATGAGTTTCGTAATGAATGCACCTCAAAAGTAGTGCTGGTCGAAATAACTCATATTTTACCAGTAAGAGATTACATCCAATTTGGAACTAATTGGGTAATTCTTTCAATCTCTCTCTTCCCTAATGAATACGCTATTGAAATTCTTGCAGCAAAGCTGAGGGAGCTATTATGTGCATCATACTGACACGGAAGAATAAATGACGGGTGTAGTTTACGCGTTTCCGTGGAATGCCCCACGGTCGGCATTAGCCAGCCCATATCTTACCTATGACCAACAGCATCGCCGCGACCGTATGTTCGCGGCTTTGCTGCATGCGAGAACGGTGCTTTCTCTCCAGCCAGAGTGTGTGCGCTTTGATGTTTATCGTACCGCTGCGGTACTGGAGCAAAATCAGGGCAGTCAACGAGCCAATGCCTTTTTAATCAGCTTCTGCAAAAAGGCATTGCCACGTCTTGAACTCGTCGCAAAAAAATATGAGTGCTCGGGCATCAACAGCAATGTATCAGCCTCTGTTTTCGATGGTCATTTTGATACCCAGCTTAAGCAATATCTGGCGTCACGCATGGTCAATATGGTCGCCAGATTTAACCGCCTCCCGGATATGTCGCGCGCTGATATTGACCTGCTTGCCGCTGATATCGCTAATTTCATTCGTGCTGAACTGGCTGATATTGATGACACCGGATTTAGCGAACTCAAAACGCTGTACGCCTGGTACATGCGCGCCGGTTTTATTTCCCTGCAATTCAACGTTACACCGCCGAAATGGGAGCGTGTGACTAAAAAATATTTTGGTGAGGATGAAATCGCACCGGCAGTAATGCGCATGTTTAATGAGGTTTGGTGGCGTGGTCGTTTACGTCGCATTGCGTCTGCATGGCGCGAACATCTACAAATTGCTGTTGGCAACGTCAGTAAGAAAAAGCACGCCTACGCGAGTAAAAACTGCGTGACTGACTGGCGCGAGCAGAAACGCCGCACGCGCGAATTTCTTAAAGGACTGGAGCTCGAAGACGAAGACGGCAACCGCATCAGTCTGATTGAAAAATACGATGGTTCGGTTGCTAACCCTGCAATACGCCGCTGCGAGCTGATGACCCGCATCCGTGGGTTTGAAAATATCTGCAATGAGCTCGGTTATGTCGGTGAGTTTTACACTTTAACCGCACCGTCTAAATATCACGCCACGACTAAAGCGGGCTACCGTAATAGCAAATGGAACGGTGCCAGCCCTTCGGACACGCAGAGCTATCTAACCGGTCTTTGGGCACGCATACGCGCCAAGCTACACCGGGAAGAAATCCGCATTTTCGGCATCCGTGTTGCTGAGCCTCATCACGACGGAACGCCGCACTGGCACATGCTTATGTTCATGTTGCCGGAAGACGTCGAGAGTGTGCGTCTCATCATCCGTGATTATGCGTGGGAGGAAGACCGCCATGAACTGAGAAGCGATAAAGCCAAAAAAGCGCGTTTTCATGCCGAGGCCATTGACGCGGAAAAGGGCAGCGCTACCGGCTATGTCGCTAAATACATTTCCAAAAATATCGACGGCTATGCTCTCGATGGTGAAACCGATGACGAAAGTGGTGAGCTCCTAAAAGAGACTGCCCCCGCTGTATCAGCATGGGCGGCGCGCTGGCACATCCGACAATTTCAGTTTATCGGCGGTGCGCCTGTGACGGTCTACCGTGAGTTGCGTCGTCTCGCTGATACCGAAACCGCGCACGGCCTGAGTATTGAATTTGCCGCCGTTCATGACGCCGCTGATGCCGGTGATTGGGCTGGATATGTCAATGCGCAGGGTGGTCCGTTTGTCCGTCGTGATGACTTGCAGGTGCGCACGCTGTATGAACCGCGCGCCGAGTTTAACCTGTATGGTGAGGAAACCGTCTGCATCCGTGGCGTGTACGATTCCTCTGTAGGCTCTGGCGCCCCGATTTTAACCCGGCTAACGCAGTGGAAAATTGTGCCGAAGCGTGTAGTTGATTTGGCCGTTGACGTTAAGGGCGCTCCTGCGCCCTCTCGGAGTTCTGTCAATAACTATACGGGAAGCGAAAGCGATCCACCGGAACTCGATTTATCAAAACCCTTGAGTCGACGTGAAAGACGAGAGCTGACAAACCGACTCAGGAAGCAAAAACCACAAATACGGCGAAAATTCATTCACGGAACGAATGAGCAAAACGTAGTTTTAGCGAAAATTATCGACGAGATACATCTGACAACTGGCATCGTTATCAGCCGGGGCGAAGCCCTGCACCTGATGGTCGGTGGTAAAAGTTGTTTTGATGGTAAATGGTTACGCGGAACGGCCAAAGGCGAAATATTTTCCGCAGCGCCATCGCATCAAGATAGAGCTAAGGAACATCAGACCAAGGCTACAGAAATCCTCAATCGCGTTGCGGTTTTAACTGAACTGGCAATGAAAATATAACCGTTAATATTCATCCATATCATGCACATACAGTGTATTTATTGGTTTTTTTCCTTCACATTTTTTATCAATACGTGTTACTGTATGTTTATACAGTATCTCGTTGTGGAGGTTGTGTGGATAGAGAATTAAGTGAGCACGTTATGATTGAGCGAGTCGAAATGATTGCGCGTCTAACGGCTGAAGGGACTTGTAAGGAAAGAGACCGTGAAATCGCATTGAATTTGATTGCAGAAATAGTGAGAGGCAACTTGATGAAAAATAACTCCTTTTCACTAGTTTTCTCTGCAACCCATGCTGAAGAACGATTAACAAAGGCTGAGTAAGTTGCGAGAAAAAACAAGTTGTATGCTGGTAGTTGGGTTGCTTGCATAGAATGGTCAGCTATTTTTTGAATCTCCCCTTATTCCAACCTCATTGGGAGCACTACTCAGTGCTCCGAAGGTTAGGTGGGGCGTAAACGGAACTCTTCCTGTCAAAACAATAATGATATTCATACAACAGGCTTAAGGTGCTATAATGCCGCGTTTTTTTAAGGTTGGTTGTCAGTTATAACACAATAATAACCAATACGTTAATCGAAATGACATTTTTTATTATAAAAGGTTTTTTGCATGAGTGATAATGAGAGAAATAATGTAAAAATCTTTGATGGGATAAGAGGTGTGGCAGCCATGGCTGTCGTTTTATCGCATTCATTTTTAATGTTTATACCTTCGGTGCATTCTGGCAGTATGTTTGATAGCAAGTGGCAAGAAAATTTATTTAATAGCCCTTTTACTTTTTTCTATAAGGGGGGATCTGCTGTTAGCTTATTCTTTGTTTTGAGCGGGTTGGTTTTGTCACTGAGTTGCCAAAAAAATAATAACGAAATACGCTATATACAAGCATCAGCATTGAAGAGATACATTAGGCTTGGGGTTCCCGTAGCAGCATCTGTGATTATTTGCTATTTTATAATGTTGTTGGGCTTTTTTCCGGATAAGGATAGCCCCGCTGCATCAATGCCGTTAATGACTGCGTTTAGTTTTGATGGGAATATAGTGTCAGCCATATGGGATGCTTCATTTGGCGCTATGCTTTTTGGTAATATAAAGTATAACTATGTTCTGTGGACTATTAGTATTGAGTTTTTTGGTTCTATATTGGTATACGGATTTATATCTCTGTTTGGTGAGAACAAGACCATTCTTCGCTGGTTGTCATTTATTTCATTTGTTTGTATGTTTTTGTCTGGTAGTATTAATATAATTTATTATGGGCTTTTCCTTTCTGGTGTGTTTTTATCAACTTTCGAGATAAGTGAAAATAATGGACGGTTAAGAAAGCTTGTATCGCTTCTTATGTTGTTTATTGGCCTTTATCTTGTTGGGTATGCACCGGCGAGCACTGCGTATAAAGATCTGGTTGAATTTTACCTCTACCTTCAGTTTCAATGCGATATATTAATACAATGGCCAGAGTTTACAATATCGCTTGGTTCTTTTTTGATTATTGCTTCTGTCTTTGTGAATGGGAGATGTTTAAGGGGGATGAGCAAAAATGTAGTCTTGTTTATTGGGAGGTTGTCATTTTCAATATACTTGCTTCATCCATTTGTTATATCTATAGTTGGTTTTTGGGTTTACAAAAACATTGCGTCGCCGTCCGTTGGTGCGTTTGTTACATTTATCTTAACTTCGATGATAACTATTTTGATATCAATGCCCTTTTATTCATATGTAGACAGAAAGTCAATAATTTTGGCGTCAAAGTTCCCTGAAAAACTTAAGTTGTTCGCAATAAATTACAAGCGGATGGTGGTGGGGGGACGCCTTGATAAAGCTAATTAAACAGGGCTTCAGCAGAACGATGATCATGGATGTTTTACTTAATAGTATTTTCAGCACATTTATAGGCCAGAAGTGCAAGCATGATATGATATGAACTAAACCGGCATCTTGATGCCGGTTTTTTTATGTTATTTTCTGTTTTTAGCTGTGCATGTATAAGAAGCATGGTTTTGCCTTCGCAAGGCTTGCTAGTTCTGGACGTGTAATGCCAGAGCTGGCGCAGATCCAGAGTGGTCATGCAACTGCATTAAAACCGACCCTTAAAGCGGGCAGGCGTGGCGGGGATAGCATTGCGCGCTGAGCGTGGTATTTAATTTATTTATTCAGCGCCTGGGCGCGTCGCTGTGGCGTTGTTGTTGTAGTGGGTGAGTTACGAGGTGAAGCGAAACGGCGACGGCGTGTCGTGGCGCTGAGGCGTTGTGTGCGGTGGGGGTAAAGCCGCCACGACGGGCGGCTGTGGGTGGGGTTACTCGTCGTCGCCGAGGCTATATTTTTCGAAGCGGATAATTTCTTCACCCGCCCACTCGTTCAACTCCATGAACCGTGCCTGTAGCGGGGTCAGCTCGTTACGCACAAAGACCTTTGCCACCTTCTCAACGTCACCCACTGAGCCGACGTTCTCTGGCTTACCGCCCATAAGCTGGAATGGGATGCGGTGTGCGTCAAGCAGGTCAGCGGCGCTGACTTTCTTGATATTAAAAAAGTCATCCTTCGTGGCGACTTCGCTCAGTGGCACAATTTTAATTCCGTCTGCTTTACCATTCGGCGCGTAAAAAAACAGATTCTTAAAATTGCCGAGTCCTTTTGAGTCGCGCATCGCCTTTCGCAGTGCCTCGACGTCGGTGCTGCTTTGCGCGGCGTCGGTCACATACATGATGTAACCCGCATGCGCGCCGTTCTGGTAATACTTGCGACGGAACAGGGTCGCCGATTCATTCAGCCAGGCTGAATTGAGCGCGCTCAGGTATTCCGGCATCCCGTAAAGCTCCTGATTAATATCGGGCTCGAGCAGGTGGAAGACGGAGCCGGGCGCGAACTGGTGCGGCTGCGTGTAGGACTGAATATACCAGTACACGTCATCCTCGATGCCACGGCGGGGG